TGAGCGATCCGAATCGGATGCGAATCGGATCGGAGACGGATAGCAATCGGACTCCGATCGGATCGAAATCGGACTCCGATTTTGTCACCCCTTCCTCTCCCTCTTCCTCTCCCTAAGCTTCTAGAACCAGAAATCAAAGACTTTGCCGACGCCTGAGTAACGCCTAGCGAAAGATTAGTCGATAGTCTCGAAGCGCGAAACGCGAGGAAATCCGCATGTTTGACGACGCCACGATCAGCCAGTTGGCCAGCGAAACCGGCCTCGATCTCAACGAAACCCGCGCCATCTGCGCACAGGTGCAGCGCAAGACCGGAGTCAGCAATCCGTTCGGACTCGCCCGAGCGTGGTGCATCCGTCGCCGCGAATCGCTCGCCATCGCGGAGTACAACGCCGACATGGCTCGCGAGAAGGCGGCGCAGTCCCGACCTGCACTTGCGCTCGTGAGACCGGCGGCGGCGGATTCTGCTTCGCAGTGTCAAGGCAGAACCGGCTTGGGTGACGGCTACGCCGATCCCGAGGTCGCAGCCGAGGCCCTGCGGCTGGTCCACGCGATGCTCAAGTCGCTGCCCGAGTGGCAGCCCTCGCCACGGACGCCTGCGACCACGCCGGAAGAAACGCGCGAGTGGCTGAGAACCGGCGAATGGCCCCAGCGATGAACCGCGTGACTCCAGGCATCCGCTACCACGTCAGCGTCGCGCCAGTGGACGCCAAGATGCATTCGCTGATGGATAATCAGGACGTGACGCATCTCTGGAGCGTCAGCGACGATTGCGTGCCGATGCATCACGGCGGCGTTGCGACCTCACGCGCCGCCGCGTGGCAACTCGCTCTCGCGACACTCCGCGGCATGATCGCACTCGCGCGCATTCGCAAATCGGCGGACTGACCGTACGACGCAACCGCGCCGATTTCGCACGACGCTGACCGCCTGACGCCTCGCGAGGCTCGACATGGCTCCGAGTTCATACCGGACCGCGTTCGCCCGTCCTGCGCGAAATACGGAAGCCTCGACCTCGCGAATCCGAGTGCGCAGTTGTCGAGGAGGTTTGCGCAAAACTTCGTGCTAGACATTCCCGCGAGGCGATGCGTGCGCGGAAAATCTCGGGCCGCCACCCGTGACCATTCGCTCACGCTCGCCGCTGAATCCTGACTCGCCCAAGGCAGCGAAACACAGCGAAATGCTGGCTTTTTCGCACATCGCGGGACGAGTGGTACGTCAACCGGAAGGCTCGGAGGCAGTCACCATGAAGCTCAACGTCTCGCGTTTCCTCGTCACGCTCGCCCTGTTCGCGCTGGTCCTCACGAGCGCGTTCGCGTCGCTCTCGCACGCGGCCGACACGATCCTCGGCGTGAAGCAGCTGCGCTGGAAGGAAGTCGGCGCGATCTCGCTGACCGACACGACGTTCATGACCGACGAGACGGACACGACCCGCACCGAGCCCATCGACACCTACGACTGGGACTGGGACGCGATCCTGGCGGGCTCGCTGACCGGCGGCAATGCGGTGCGCGTCCTGTTCGTCAGCTCCACGGCGACCAACAACGGCGTGACGGATTCGCTGTACTACACGGTCGAAGTCGGCAGCGGTCGCGATTCCGTCTACTCGGCCAACACGACCTTCACGGCTGCGGTGGGCGGCACGGCCCTGTCTGCCGGTGGCATCACGAGCCCGAACGGAAACGTGTGGTCTGGCCAGCTTCTCGCGGACCCGGACTCGTTCGGCGCGAACAACATCTCGCTCATCCCCTCGTTCCGCCTGCGCGTGAGCGGTGACGTGAGCGGCACCACGCCGAAGATTTCCGGCCTCAAGTGCTACGTGCTGTACCCGCAGCGAGCAGCGAGCAAGTAGCGGAGCGGATTCAAGCGCCGTCCGTGGCGCGTCGGAACCACTGGTCGCATTGCTCGAAGGGCTCGCGACCGAGCAAGGCAGGAGCGGACGCAAGAACGCTCTGGGATCGGCCAGCCGAGACACGGACGGCGCATCGGAACACGGAGGTTCACGCGATGGCGAAGCAGGCGAGGGGTAGCGCGAAGAAGGGAGGCAGGCCGCCGGGCACTCCGGTGACCGAGCAGCAGCGTGCCGCCAACCGCGCCAACGCCTCCAAGCCTCGCGGTGCGGTGCCGGAAGTCGTTCGCAACCTGCTCACCGAAGGCAAGGCTCGCCTCGGCGAAGTGGTCGCGAACAAGGGCATTCCGCACATCGTCGCGATCATCGAGGAAGGCCCGTCGCACGATCACTTCCAGTGGGCGATGGACTTCGCCGCCGACCGTGGCGGGCTGCCAAAGCGCCGCGAAGAGCAGATCGACGCGCACGACCTGCCCGAGATGGTCATCGCCTTCAAGAACTACGAACGCCCGAGTGAGTGAGGCCCGCCATTGTTCGCTCTCCTGACCGCTATCGCACTCATGACCGCAGGAGCAAGCGGCATGGGTGAGACGCGCGTCTACGAGCCGAACTCATACGCGCAGGAGCAGTACCTGCGCTCGACCGCGCCCACGCGCGTGTTCTCCTCCCGCGTGCGCCGCGGCAAGTCGTGGGTCGGCTGCCTGTCCGAGCACGCCAAGTGCATCGCGCTCCCCGGCATCGTCTGCGCCATCACGCGGCTCGAGCGCGTCTCGATGGACAACACGACGCTCGACACGCTCAAGAGCAAGATCGTTCCGCTGGCCATCTGGAATCGCGGCTGGTCCGAGTCGAAGTCCGTGCTCACGTATCCCCCGGTGCGATGCGATGACGGCCACGTGCGCCAGTCACGCATCCACGTGTTCGGATGGCTCGACCCCTCGCGCGTGCTGTCGGCCGAGTTCGGTTCGATCATGATCGACCAGGCGGAACAGCTCGACCGCCGACACTTCACGTTCGCGCAGACGCGACTCTCGCAAAACGACCCGTGGATTGCGGCTCGCGCGAAGAAGCTCGGACTCGGCATGCCGCAGCTCTCGCTGATCTGCAATCCCGAGGACGATGAGCACTGGATAGCGCAGGAGTTCGACCCTGAGAGCGGCATGCGCGTGGAGCGGTACGAGGACGGACGCGAGCGGTACGAGGTCATCCTGTCTGGCTTCCACGACAACGAGTCGAACCTTCCGCCGGGCTATCACGAGCGGCTGGAGTCGCTGCGCGGGACGGTCTACTACGACCGCCTCGTACTTGGGAAGTGGGCACGGGCCGAGGGCAGCGTGTTCCCGATGTGGGAGCCGCAGCGGCATGTCGTGTCGAAGCCTGCGTCGTGGGAGCGTTGGGGCGGCTACCCGCCTCCGACTTGGCCACGGTATCGCGGCATCGACTTCGGCTTCCGCAACGCCTTCGTCTGCCTGTGGGTGGCCGAGTCGCCGGACGGAGTGCGGTACGTGTACCGCCAGTGGGCGGCGACCGAGATGCTGGTGGAGGACCACGCCAAGCGCATCCTCGCGTTCGAGCAGGACGAGCTGGCCACGCTCCGTGACTGCTGCTCGGCCGAAGAAGCGCAGGACTTGGACGCCTACCTGTCGGGCCTGTACGTGCGCGCCTCATACGCTGACCATGATGCCGAGGACGCCGCCACGCTGGCCCGACATGGCGTCCGAACCACGCCCGCTCGCAAGGGCATTCACAACGCCATTCAGACCATTGCCGGTGCGCTCAACCGCTCGGAGCTGTTCGTCGTGCAAGGCTCGAACGTGTTCGAGGACCCGCGCGAGAAGTCCGAGAAGCGGCCGACTTCGCTCGAGCGCGAGCTGTCCGCGTACCGCTGGACGAAGCAGAGCGACACGCTGCGGAACCCGAAGGACGGTCCGCGCGAGCAGCCCATCGACGCGAACAACCACCGCATCGACGCGCTCGGCTACGTGCTCTACACGCTCGAACGCACGCTCAAGCCCGGCGTGACGGAGGTGGCCGCGTGAACTTCTTCCAGCGCATCGCCGCTCGCATGCTGTTCGGCACCGCGGCCACGACTCCGGGCATGCCCGACCGTGCGCCGCAGATGATCGACAACCCGTTCGCGCTGCAGCCCGTCGCGCTCGACTTCCCGAACGCCTACCGCAAGGTCGGCATCATCCGCGCGTGCATTGACCGCGTGGCCGAGGATGCGTCCGGCCTGCCGGTGCTGTTCGAGACGGAATCGCGCGGCGAGTTCAAGCCGATTCAGCGCACCGCGGGCAACGTGGTGGACGTGTGGAACGCCGCCAACCCGCAGCAGACGGGCGTGGAACTGACGCGCGACGTGTTCGCGTACCGGCTCATCAGCGGCAATGCGTACTTGGTCATGGAGACGTTCGGCACCAAGCGCGTGCAGGAACTGTGGACGCTGCCTTCTCACCTGGTCGAGCCGGTGCCCGGTGCCAATCGCACCGAGCGCGGGTTCGTATTCAACCGTGGCGGTCGGCGCGAGTTCATCCCGGCCGAGTACGTGATCCAGTGGCGCGCGTTCAACCCGGACGATGAGCCGGTCGGCTCGGGCGAGCTGGAGTCCGTGCAGCACGCCTACGAGAACCGCTACGACTCCGGCCGCCTGCGCCAGAAGATGCTGCGTGCGGGCGGTATGGCCAACGGCTTCTTCCGGCTGGCTGGCTCCGACAAGCGCGACATGTCGCCGTTGAGCGATGTGGACAAGAAAGCCGCGATTCAGGCGTTGACGAAGATGTACGGCGGCATCGACAACATGGGCCGCGCGCGCATTCTCGACGTGTGGGAGTTCGTGCAGACGGGCATGACCGTCGATCAGCTCAAGCTGCTGGAGTCGGACGCGGCGAACGATGCGGAAATCTGCCGCTCGCTCGGCGTTCCGCCGTGGCTGGTCGGCATCAAGGAAGGCAACGCGCTCTCGACCGGCTCGGTCATTGACGAGCGGCTCTACTGGCAGAATCGCATCAAGCCGCTGGTCGAGTTCCGCGACCGCCTGCTGACCGAACGCCTGTGCCCGCGCTTCGGCACGGGTATCCGTATGCGCACGGATTTCTCGGGCGTGCTCGCTCTCCAGCAGCCCGTCTTGAACGCAGCGCAGCAGCTCGTGGCGCTCACGGGCCGCCCGGTCATGACCACGAACGAGCTGCGCAAGACGCTCGGCCTGCCGCCCATCGCGGACCCCGGCGCGGATGCGCTGTACGAGAAGCCTGCCGCTCCGGCGTTCGGCCTGCCTGCGGACATGGGCGCGGCTCCGGCGGCCAGCGACGGCAAGCCTGCGGCGGCGTCGAAGTCGGGCGCGCGCATGATCGACGGCGACGAGGTGCGCGAGGAACGCCGCAAGGCGGCCAGCGTCAACGTGCGGCGCTTCGAGCGCAGGCTCGAGCGAGCGTTCGCGGACCTGCTCGACGGACAGCGTGCGCGCGTCGTGTCGCAGTTGGAGGCCATGCAGGCGCGCGGTCGCAACGTGCGCAGCATCGACCCCGAGGAAGTGTTCGCCGTCACCGAGAGCGAGCGCGAACAGATTCAGCGCATCCTGTCGGCACTCATCGCCGAGCGCGGTGAGGACGCGATTGCCGAGCTGGCGCTGGCGGTCGAGGTCACGCTCAACAACGAGCGTGCGGCCAAGTTCGTCCTGTCGCAGGCGCAGCGCGTGCTGACGCTGACCGAGGCCACGACGCGGCAGGCGTTGCGCGAGGTCATCGCTTCGAGCGTGGAGGCGGGCGAGTCGCTGTCGGCACTGGTCGAGCGCATCAACGCCATGCCCGAGTTCACGCTGACGCGGGCGCAGACGATTGCCCGCACGGAGTCCATCAGCGCGTACAACTTCGCCACGCGCGATGCGTGGGAGCAGTCCGGCGTGGTCGAAGAGGTCGAGTGGCTGTCGGCGCGTGATGGCGCGGTGCGTCCGTCGCATGAAGCAGCGGACGGCGACACCGCGAACGCAATCGGCGGCGTGTTCACAGTGGGAAGCTCGCAACTGCGGTATCCCGGCGACTATCTCGGCTCGCCCGAAGAGACGATCAACTGCCGCTGCACGCTGCTGCCGGTCGTGAAGTCGGAGCGCAAGCGCGGACTGTCGCACCTGTTCGGCAAGCCGTCGCGGCGGTCGCTCTCGGCGTTGTTCCATGTGAACGGGATGGCGAAGTGAAGCCCGCCGTCCGTGGACCTCGCATCGCGCCGCAGCCGACGCCGCAGCAGATCAAGTGCTGGAACTGCGGGCACTCCGTCACGGTGACGCCCGATTCGGAAGTCGCGCACTGCACCTACTGCGCGAACAGGTGGAACTGGAAGTCCAAGCGGCTCGTCAGGGGGCAACGATGAAAGACAGGACCAAGCTGGTCCGCAAGCTGGCGTCGGCGCGCTTCGATGCCGTGCCCGAAACGACCGCATCCGAAGCCGACCTCGCCATCATCAACCGGCTCGTGCCGGAAGGCTTCGCGCGCGTGACCGCCGAGGATGTCCACGTACGCTCGGCGCTCATCTGCAACGATCAAGTGGACCACTACTCCACGCGGTTCACGATGGAGGCACTCGGTCAGATCGTCTCGCTCATCAACGACGATCCGAACGGCGTGAACCTCATGCGGAACCACAACGAGTACGGCTCCGGCGACCTTCCCATTGGCCGGTTGTTCCGTGCCGAACCCGTGAACATCGGCGGCGTCAACCACGTGCGCGCATGGTTCTACTGGGAGCGCGGCACGGAGGACGGCGACACGATGGCGCGGAAGATCGCGCTCGGCCTGTGGCGCGAAGTCTCGCTCTCGTGGTGGATGGAGTCGTTCACGAACTCGGTGGACGGGAAGCCGTTCGATGAGTCGCCCTACTACGCGGGGCAGGAACTGCCCGATGGCACGGTCGTGGTCGGCATCATGTCGGGCATCGTGGAAATCAACGAAGTCTCCATCGTGAGCCGCGGCGGGCAGAAGGACACGAGCATCCAGCCCGCGCGTGCGCGCGTGGGCGAGCGCGACGTGGAGACGATCCTGCTCGCGGCCCGCTCGCGCGCGACGGCGCAGACGGTGACGGTGCTTCCGTTCTGGCAGCAGAGCGACCGTTCGGTGACGCGCAACGCAGACCTTTCGAAGTTCTTCAGGAGCACGAGCGAGCCGGTGGACTGGTTCGCGGAGTTGTACGGGAGCGGATAGCCCGGCAGGTGGTCGCCAGAGCCAACAAGTCTGGCATTCATGCCGTCTCGTGACGGCGCATGTTCGAGAGATGCCGGTGGCGGCTGGCGACCAATCAGGGGGTCAGTCGCAATGAGCATCAACGTCAACCCGAAGAACCAGGAAGAGCTTGTCGAGACGCTCGGCGCGATCCGTGCTCATCTCGACAACTCGGCGCAGCAGGCCGAGCAGTTCGAGCGCGCGGCGGCCGACATCGCGGCGGCGAAGGAAGCCGTCAAGATCGCCGAGGACGCGCAGCGTGCGGCGAAGAACGCCGAAGAGATCAGCAAGGCGCTCCACGAGACGAGCCGCGGTGCGGGCGATCACGTCTCGAAGCAGCTCCGCAACCTGCCGCGCGTGCACAACGTGGACAAGGACGAGGACTTCCGCGGCAAGGCCGAGGCGAACGCCTTCAACGTCCTGCTCATGACGCGCAACGAGCTGCGCACGTACCTCGACGGCGAGGCGCTGTCGTGGGCGCTCCGCTTCCGCAAGCTGAACGACATGGTGCTGTCGGCGCACACGATCATGCGTGCGCAGTCGGACCACCGCGCGCAGTCCTACGAGCGGTCGGGCGGCATCAAGTCGCTGCCGTTCTATGATGCGTTCGAGCGCACGGCCAACGAAGGCCGCCGCGCCCTCGACATCCAGACCGCTGGTGGCGTGTCGGAGTGGATTCCGACCTTCTACTCGGCCGAGCTGTTCGAGGACGTGAAGGACCAGCTCGAGCTGGCCTCGGCGTTCCCGTTCCTGCCGATGCCGCAGTCCCCGTGGACGCTGCCGACGTTGCTCGGGCACATGCGCTTCAAGCTGATTCCCGAAGCGACCTCGGACACGGCGGGCAGCAATACGGCGTTCGTGGCGTCGGACCCCACCTCGGGCAACGCCACGCTCACCGCGAAGAAGATGGCGGCGCTGTCGTACTGGTCGCGTGAAGCGGACCAGGACTCCATCATCGCCGTGCTCCCGATGTACCAGAACGACCTGACCTACGCCGCGGCGTACGAGATCGACAACGTGGTCTGGAACGGTCAGGGCACGTCCACCATCGACACGGGCGACGA